CTGTCGGCTGACGGATAGAACCACCAGATCTCGTTATAACCTTCGTTAGTACCGCACACGATTTGACCATACTGGCTCGTGTTGATATCGGTATAAACATACTGACGTAAGGTGCAAGGCAGCGTTTCCACACGACCGGAGTACATGTAGAACTTATCCACGCCCATCCAATACGTGACGTTGTTGACCGTGATCGCAGCGTTTGGGGAGATGATGGAAATGTTATCCATCAACAAGTTGATACCCCATACATACGGAGGACCAAGGTACTGCATCGAGAACAACGCGGCGTCAGTCCAAATCAAGATTTCCTGTCGGGTATCCACCGCGCATTGAATGAACGAACCGTGCGATAGAAGTTGCTCACCTGACTGGTTGAGTGCAGTCGGTACCCAGTCATACGGATTGTCGGCGTCAGACCAACGCACCAGCATCGGGTCAAACGTGCCGTTGAAGTTAATCGGATCGTACGGATTGGAGCCAAAACAAATCGTAAAGTTACTGACGCTAGAAGTCAGAACTTGGTTGCTCTCTTCCGGTATGAATCGGCCAGCGTAACTAATCGTAATCGTAGAAATGGTAAACGAGCCGGTCGTCGTCGCAGACAACGGAACCGAAGTGCCGCCATCATAAGTAGTCAGTACGTACGCACCAGACGGTATGCCCGAACCGGTAATGACTGAACCTGCGGTAATCCCAGTGGGGTCTGCAACCGTAATTGATGTAACCGAGGCAGATACCAAAGCCGTCGTTGTGGCCTTGACTGTTTCGTTAGCAAGGTCAGAAAGAAGTTTGGCGCGGGCGTACGCAGCCAAATCCAACGGCCAGTAATAAATAGGGCCGCGACGGTAATTAAAGATCAGATCTTCGTTAAAGTTGTCCTGTGACCAAAGACGCAGGTTAGTACCCGCAGCCACAGCAGAACCCCACGCACCCTCGCCCCACGGCGGATTACCCCAGCCCACACCGCCCGAGAACGCAGCAAGACCAGCCGGTACTTGTAACTGTGAAACAACCAGCGAACCGCCGCCAGATCCAGTTGATGTCGCTACGTTTGGAGCAACGATCTGATACGTGTTGGAGTTAGGTACAGCAACGATCTGAAATTCACCGTCAAGGTTAATGCCGTTGACTACGCCGCTGTTGGATACGTCAGAAAACGTAACATACGAACCAATCGTAGAGCCGTGCCCAGATTGAGTGACCGTGACCAGCAAACTGCCATCCGTAGTCGCAAACGGATCAGCAGTAATAACACCCGACGAGAAAATCGGAGTTACGTCGTAGTACGTGCCGCCATTCTCGATGTAGTACTTGGAGTTGGTACCAAACCCAAGCAGATTGCTGTTACCAAACGTGATCCAGTTCCACAGGTTGTGGCAGATGCCTTTAAACGTATTGTTAGACTGGTTGACCCATCCACCGATCTTTTCAGCGTAGCCTGAGCGAAACCGAACCTTGTCACAAGCAAAGTAACCGCCTTCGTTGGCGTAACTAGTGGACTCTTTGTTGATGCCCGGGCGAAATTCCAGTTTCTGAAGAGGCATTACCGTACTCCCGAGAGGAACAACGCACGTTCGTCGTTGCGCCGTTTAACCAGACCCGGCAGAACTCTACCACCTGCCTTCGTCCATTTCAGAAACTCATCAGCCGCAGCTTCAAACTCACCTCGGTTTGCCTTCATCCGCAAAGAGGAGCGTTGCAAATTTCCCAAGCCGACGTTGAATGCAAAAGAGACAAGAGCATCAAACTGCCCTTGGCGACCAACAACACTAGGGCAAAGTCGAGCCACACCCCGCTCAAATCGCGCAAGGTCGTCAACAAGGAGAGCATCCACTTCTCCCATCGAGAGGACGCGATCCCAGCCTTGGGGTATCGGTAGATTCCGCCGTTCCTCATACTTCACTCCAGCATGGGTAGGATCAATCACATGGCCGACACCCACCGTCCACAATAAAGCAGGGCATCGGTAGGGCTTAGTCCTGACTCCCTCGTGGTGTTTGATCATTTGAATGGCGGCCCGACTGACTTTCACTTCTTGCCAAAAGCCTGCGTACCAAACCAGAAGGCGATGATGCTACTCAGAATCAACATCTCGTCATCCGAGAATACGTTTTCCATCGCAATCGCAAACGGGATACCCGTCGTGTAGGCGTACCAGACACCTGCAATGTTGAGCGCAACCAACTCCAGCACGAAGATGTAGGTCACGACCGGACGCACTGACGCACGGAGATTGATCATCCACTGCGAGGCACCCTCGCCAATCTTCATGTCGTGTTCGTACAGAGCCTGACGCTCTTCAAGCGCGGTCTGGACCTGAACTTGTTCCAGCTTAATCTCTTCAACCCGTGCCTGAGCAAGGAAGCCTTTTTCAGCCAGAGCCAGTTCACGCTCCTTTTGAGCAGCGACGAGGGCTAACTCATGCTTTTTGTCCTGCCGGTCTTGGAAGATTTGCAGGATCTTAGGCAGTCCACCCGCAAGGAAGGACAGGAACGTACTGACCATCGTCATCATGGCTTAGCCCTCTTCAGGCGGAGAGAACGTACTGCCGTCGTACAACCAGCCGGGACCAACTTGGTTGGAACATTCAACCCACATACCCGCAATCTGCGGTTGAGTATCCTGCTCAACAATCATGTCCACGACACCGTTTCTAATTAAAGCCCAGCGTTTCATCCTTGTACAAACTCCTCAATGATGATGTAGCCGCCAGAACCGTTCCCGCCAGCACCGCTAGTTCCAGATGCACACCCGCCAGAACCGCCACCGCCAGCGCCATAACCTGTAGCATTACTACCGGCTGTACTTGAACTACCAGTCGATCCGTTACTTCCGTTACCTCCGGTTCCATACATGGAATCACCGCCACCGCCGCCACCGCCATTACTACCACTAACAGATCCGCCAGTTGAAACGCCACTAACAGAATTACCGGGGCAATTACCACCATTGCCATTAGCAGAATTACCAGCACCACCGCCATCACCACCACCAAAACCCGGTGAGCCGCCTGAAGCGCCACTTGCAGCAAGCGTAGATCCACCGGGACCACCAAAATTGTATAGGTTATTTAAACTTCTTCCCCCTCCGGCCGCGCGAAACCGACCAAATAGAGTGCTACTACCGCTTGTACCCGGTGTTCCGCTAGAAGTAGATGAGCCAGCCCCCCCGGTACCAGCAGCACCAACAGCATAGTCGTAAGAGGCATCAGAAAGTTTTATCCAAAACTGAACCGTAGCCCCTGCACCACCTGCGCCACCCCCAATATTTCCAGCGACTGAACCAGAACTACCGCCACCGCCGCCACCAACCAGCGTGACTCGTGCCCACGAAAGCGAAGTTGAGATCGGGGTGTACGTGCCCGTACCCGATGTGTACGTTGTGACCTTAGTTGGGCCACCAGCAAACTGAGTGAAATAACTCATACCAAAACCCATCCTACAGTGTTATCTGTAAAGCGAAGCTGCGCCGATGCGTAGCGAGAGTTCAACGTCATATCTTCTGCAATACCCTGAATCGGCTTGCCGTTACGAGCAATGACATTCGTCGTCAGGCTATTTGCCACCGTGACATAGATCGTGTCACTGATTGTGGGTGAAGCTGGAAGCGTTACCGTTACAGCAGAAGCGCCAGTCAGAACGTAGTTGATCCCAGCCGCAGCCGTAATAGCCGTGGAAGAAGTTACCGTAACTGCGGGTAGTCCAACTGCACTAAGCGTAATGCTGCCAGCGTTGTTCGTGATGGTCATGCCCGTACCGGCAGTCAGGGTCGATAATGCGAACCCAGTACCGTTACCAATTAACAATTGACCATTTGTCGGGGTCGAATCTACGCCGGTTCCACCCTCTGCAACTTTGAGTGCATTCGTAAGGGTCAGGCTAGTGGCAGAGAAGTTTGTACCCGTCAGCGTTGTGATGTTGGCTGAGGTAGAAGAGAGCGTTGTGATGTTGGCTGAGGTAGAAGAGAGCGTTGTGATATTGGCCGAGGTAGAAGAGAGCGTTGTGATGTTGGCTGACGTTGCACTAAATTGCGCCCCACTAGCCAAAACGACCGCACCAGTACCCGTGCTTGAAGCGATACTGATAGTGATGGAATCCGTGCCAGTAGACTGAAGCGGCGATGTAGCGTTGACCGTTGCGATAAATCCAGAACCAGTAGCCGTGATCGAGATTGATCCAGCGTTATTGGTAATACCTACGCCCGGACCCGCAGTCAAAGTGGACAGCGCAAACCCTGTACCGTTACCAATCAGTAACTGACCGTTTGTGGGAGTTGAGTCTAGTCCGGTACCACCTTCAGCCACCTTCAATGCGTTTGTCAGTGTCAGGCTTGTAGCCGAAAAGTTAGTGCCCGTCAGCGTCGTGATATTGGCTGAGGTCGCCGTCAACGTCGTAGCCGATACCGATCCAGCCGTCAGCGTTGTAATAACCGCCGAGACCGCGCCCAGATTAGTGACGCTCAGGCTATTTGAACCAAGGTCAGCTATATAAGTAACAGCGTTGACAACATCCGTGCCATCGCAAACCAGTAGGACTTTTTCACCGTTGGGTACTGAATACCCAGTTTGCCCTGCTACTTTGACCGTAACTTGTCCGGATGAAGTGTTGTTGTAGATGAAGTACAGCTTCTTGTTGGAAGGGACAATCAGGTTAGTGTTCGTACCGCCCGTGCCGGTCAACTCGATGTACATGTTACGAGCCACGCCCGATGCACCGTTCGGGATGGTAATGGTCGTGTCTGTACCGGTGGCTACCGCCTGAGTGACGTAGCCCGAGATGGCCTGTTCAATCAGCGTACCGAGGTTGGTATTGGTGGTATTACCCCACGCACCGGCTTGGTCTCCAGTACCAATAAGCTCGATGGCAAGGTTAGTTGAATATGTACTAGCCATTTAAAACCTCACGCCGCAATTTGTGTCCAGTTAGGCGTTTGTGTGTCATCAATCGGTGTCCAAGTCGTTGTCTGCGAGTCATCCACCGGGGTCCAGCCGGGCACCTGCCCAGTACTAATCGCGTTCCAGTTCGGGGTCTGCGAGTCGTTAATCGGCACCCAAGGCCCGGTTGGGACTGGGATGATATTACCCCAAACGAGGACTTGACCAATAGCGCCCGTTGCGCTAACGCCGGTCGGGAAGACCACGGCACTGCCTGTGACAGATACCGTTCCAACGTCGCCCGACGCAGATACCCCCGTGACTGGAGCATTAGCCGATGCCGCTGCTGTAGCAGTACCAAGTTGGGCTGTACCCTCGACGCCTGTGACGGCCAGAACCTGATCGGTCTTAACGAAGACATCGCCAACGGTACCGGTAGCCGTAGCCGGGAACGGGATAATCGTGGCTGTTCCAGTAACCGCCACATCGCCCACTGCACCGTTTGCTTCGACCCCTGTGACCGGGACATCAACAATAACGGCAACTGCAACCGTACCAACTTCACCCGTAGCCTCAACGCCCGTAACGGCCAAGACCTGATCGGTAGTAACAAATACGTTACCAAGTTCGGTAGAGGCTTCAACGCCGGTAACAGGAACAACAGACTCAGCCGCAACCGTGACATCGCCAAGTTGACCGGTGGCTTCAACTCCAGTGACAGGAGCGTTGGCATCAGCCGCGACCGCAACATCGCCAACAAAGCCGGTAGCCTCAACCCCCGTGACTTCTGCCACGATGGTGATGAAGACTGTGACATCACCAAGCTGCGCTGTGCCCTGTACGCCGTTCGGGAATACGTTGGCAGGTGCTACAACAAGGACATCACCAAGCTGACCGATGGCTTCAACCCCAGTTACGGATACCCTCGCTTCACCGCTACCAAGATCGGCAAATGGTGCAGCGGCAAATGGGGTAAAGCCAAGCATGGTTTTTAGTTAGGCGAAGGATTTGCTACCGCAGCGGCAGCATTCATAATCTCTTTGTTTTTCTGTTGATTGGAAGCTTGAACTTGAAGTTTTTGAATCAAGTTGGCTACAACTTCATACGGCTGCTTGGCAAGAGAAGCAATAATGACGTTGGCTTCCTGTTCAGTAAGCGTAAACGAAAAATTTTCCATATGTTTTTAAATAGTTGGTGGTGGAGGAGGAGGGATAACTTCAACCCACGAAAGAGTTGCTTCATCCCAACGGTACGATTTACCGTCATCTGGCTTAGGCGTAGGTGGGTCCCAGTCACAAGTTTGTGAGTTCAATGTCCATGATGGGTAGGGTTGCGGGCAAATAAACGCATCCAAAGAAGCGTCGTACGTATATCCGATACCGGCATACCTGACACGGAAATTGCTGTTATATGAAGTCTGAACCCAACGTCCGCCAAGAAGATTTTGGCAGAAAGCGGCACCGATAGCCTCGACCTCGTTACCGTTCTCATCCGTCGTATCTTTGTTATCAACAACAATAACGCGAGTAACTACGTTGTTGTCATTTAATTCAGCGAAGTGTGCCACGACTGATCTCCTAGCCTAACCATTCAACGATAACCATGCCGGAGCCGCCAGCACCCGTAGTCCCGCTCTTACATCCACCGCTACCGGCACCGCTATTCGCCGCCGCACTTGTAGATCCAGAATTGCCGCCGTCAGTGCCGTCACCAAATCCACCGCCACCGCCGCCAAAAATGTAAGTACTTAAAAGCCATGCACCGCCCCTGCCGCCCAGTAATGAACTACCTGCTGCGATGAAACCGGTGTTTTGACCACTAGCAGAACCGCCGTTACTACCGCCGATACCTAATCTCCCACCAGTGTCAACAGCACCAACACCGCCGGACACTGTTAAAGAACTAAACGATGTAGCAGACCCATTATTTCCAGTGCCAGTTGCAGTTCCTGCCCCACCACCACCAATCGTTACTGTAAGACTCGCACCTGCCGTAACCGGGAACGGACGTTTATAACAAAAAGCTCCTGAGCCGCCGCCAGTAGCACCAAAACCCCCAACGTTTCCTGTTGACCCACCTCCGATCATAGTGACCCACACAGAGGTAATGCCGGTAGGAACCGTGAACGTGCCTGAACTTGTGAATGTTTGTGATTTCAAACTACTACCCGATATGTAAGAGCTGTAATTATTGGAAGTCAAAATAGGGTACGCAACAGCACCCGCTGACCAACCACCAATTTTCACTACGTTGTCAGTATCAAGACCAAGATTGATCGCATACGCGCCGGGGCGATGGAATGTAATTGCTGCCGCGCTACCGCCTTGTCCCAAGATCTGCGGACCAAGTTGTGAGGTATACGCGATAGACTGACCGCTAGCCACATAACCGAGCGTGGGTTGAGTACTACTAATCCCTGAAGCATTGTCTGCCAAACGGCATGAATCAACACGGACACCGTAAGTAAAAGAACCGTTCCAGCCCATCAACGTTGGATATGAACTGGTCCAAGCAACCTGTGAGTTAGTAGCGTTTATCGACGTTCCGTTCGGAGCCGTGCTTTGTGAAGCGTCAAAAATAACGTGACTGTTGCCGTAGTTCTTCCACGCCAACATTCCAATAACGTTGTTAATTACAGTGCCATCATTCCAGTTTGCTGAAGTTTTAATTGGTAGTGCATAGGTGTTGTAGTTACCGGCGTTGAGAACGCGCTGGCCGTTTACATCAAGCTGCCCACCGGGCATAAGGTAGTTAGAACCGTCAAAGTAAACGTATTTAGTTCCACTACTACCTAAGAAAATAACGCCGGTAGTACCGCCCGAACGAACAGCATAAATATCACCGCTGGGGTCCCACCTAGCTCCAGTTGTAGAAATAGACAAACTATTTGCCCGAAGCTGCGTAGTTGCAGTCGTACCAAACGTAGTGCCCGTCAGCGTGGTGATATTGGCTGAGGTACTGCCGAGGTTGGTGATCGTGCCGGACGTATAGGCAACACGAGTGCCCGTGACTGTGGTGATGTTTGATGAAGTGGCGGTAAGCGTCGTAATCTGAGCACTTGCACCACGAAGTTGAGTCGTGGCTGTGGTACCGAAAGTTGTACCCGTCAGCGTGGTGATGTTGGCTGAAGCAAAAGAACCAATCGTGGCAGAAACAGCCGCACCGATGCCGACGTTGCCGGAGGAGTCAATGCGCATCCGTTCGGTCTGTCCACTAAATGCTGCTGCACCAGTGGTAAATGCAATGACATTATACGAACCAATTGTTAAATCATTTCCAGCAGTTCCAATTGTAGATGCGACACTACGATACATGCCGACATAACCAGAAGGATCAGCGGGGTCGCCTAAAACAAACCTTCCTTTACCTGCTACCCCGTCATAAGAATTTATGCCGTTTGAAGAATTTACAGACAATTTGTAGGAAGGAGAAGTCGTCCCAATACCGACGTTGCCCGTAATGTTGGCACCGCCAGAAAGCGTCAAGCTCCCATAGCTCAGGTTCGTACCCGAAGCCGTGGTGATCGTCGCACTCGTGAAGTTAGCATTGGAGTACGTGACGTTCGTACCCGACACCGACGCAATCGTAGCAGACGTAGCCGCCAGTTGAGATACCGTACCACTTGAGTACGTGACGTTCGTGCCAGAAAGCGTTGTGATCGTGGCAGAGGTAGCGCCGAGTTGGGAGATCGTGCCACTAGAGAATGTAGTGGTAGTCCCCGTGACCGTCGTAATGTTGGCCGAAGTACCCGTGATCGTCGTAATAGACGCACTGACCGCAGCCGTAATCGTGGCACTGGAGATCGTCGCGCCTTGATCCAGAACAACACTGCCCGTACCAGTCGAGTTGGCAATACTGATATCCGGCGTCGCACCGCCGCTTGATGCAAGCGGACCCGTGGCAGTAACCGACGTAACCGCGCCTGAATTGGTCGCAGACAAAGTGATGCTGCCAGCACTGTTCGTGATGGAGACACCCGATCCTGCCGTGAGGGTCGAGAGAACAAAGCTCGTGCCATTACCGATCAGCAACTGACCGTTGGTAGGAGTCGTGCTCTGGCCCGTACCACCGTTGGCAACCGAGACAGGCGTAGCCAGCGAGATCGTGGTGTTGGTAATTGAGATGCCGTTACCGGCTTTATAGACCTGCGCCGAAGAGATCTGGGCAAAGGTAATCGCCGTCGAGCCAAACGAAATGACGCCTGACGTATTGCAAACGTAGGTTTCACCAGCACCTGTATCACCCGAGGTAACGAAGAACGCATCGCCGCTGCCCAACGAGTTAGGGCTTTTTAGTCCGTATGTGTCAGCGTCCGTAGCACGAGTCAGTACCCATGCCGTCGAGCCATCACCCACCGTAGATACAACGTAGACACCGTTTTCAAACGCGTTGGTTTGGCTGTAGACAAGAACGCGGTCACTGATTGATGCAGTAACACCGTCCGGAACAAACGCTGTCAACGTACCTGCATTGGTTAGAGTCGCGCTTACACCCGCAGTGCCGTTGTTATACGTCGCAGTCAGGTTGCCCGTGCTGTTCGGGACTTCGTACTTGACCGGCGCATGGTAGGTAATACCCGCCGCAACCAATGAATCAACGTACAGCTTTGTCGCCGCATCTGACCCAGTAACCGGCTCAGCAACATTAGTAATGATGGCCGAAGAAGCACTGATGTTACCCGACACATCACGATTGACTGACTTCTCAGACGGGTAGGTAACAAATACCTTTTTGACCCCAGCAGAGAACGTGACCTTGTTGCCGCTATCGCTTGACGACAGCACCGTATCTCGGGAGAGCGTTGTCCCCGATGAGGTGTACGTACCGATGCCCACTTCCCACTCGGTGTCACCCGCAATGGTGTAGTAGGTTTCGTTTCCGTTTCCTACGACTGCAAAAGACTGATACCCCGGCTCAGCACCAGCCAGAGTAATCGTCCCACTGCCAGTTGTAGTCGTCGTCTCAAGGACGCGATCAGCAAGCACGAGGGCCATATAACCCTCCGATTAAGCGATACGAAGAATAGCAGTCGAAGCCGCAGCAGCCGGGAACTGGATGGTGAAGTTACCCGCCGTCGAGGTCTTGTCACCACCAAACGCCAGCACCGCTACAGCCTTGTTGCTCTGAGTCTCGTTGTAGATCAAAGCGCCGTTCGCCGTGATCGTCGCGCTTGGGAAGGTCAGATCATCAAAGTCGATGAAGGCCGTCGTGCTGCTCGAAGTCGGCACCTGCGAGATCGTGAGCGTCAGTCCACCTGCTGGGTAGTTCGTACCAGACGAAGAAACCTCGTCCGCCGAAGAGTACGCCGTGGTGGTTGCGCTCAACGTAGCCGACGAAGTGTAGAGGGCCAGCTTGAACACATCCGCAGCCGTCGAAGCGCGGATCACGCCGGTACCAAAGTTGTGAATGCCGTCAAGGATCTCAACCTTAAACGACGTTGCCATTGCTTGAGTAATAGCCATCAGAGGTCTCCAATTAAGTGTGCGATTTCCGCATAGCCTTGTTGATCTAGTTTCTTACATATCATCTTGCGTTCGGCGTCTTGAGCCTCGCTGAGATACTTCACTAGCCAATAATGCAGTGCTTCCTTTGAGTCGGCACTGAGTATGCGGTTAGCCGCACGTTCTGCAATTTCTTCGACAGTGTGTTCACGATGGTCAGTCGTTTGTACAAACACACTGCCAATTTCTGTACTGCCGTTAAACATCAAGTCACCGGAATCCTAGCCTGACCAGAGCGGTACGCATCCTGACGATCCAAGCCGTCACCGAGACGCTTCAACTGACCAAGGGCTTCTTGGTACTTGGCTTCGTAGTTCTGCATCAAATCAGCATCACCCTTCAAGTAGGTGTACGCTTCGCGCAACGACCCATAGAGCAGAACAGAATCAAAGTTGTTACCAAGCCACGACGTACCCGCATCGACAATCGACGTTGGGTAATAGTAGTAATGCAATTCTATTGTATAGGTTGCATCTGGAGTCGGCCCCAGCAACATTGTCGTGTTGTCGAAGATAGAGTAATACGCGGGTTTGCCCGTGCTAGTCGGAGGTGGATACGCTGCCCGGATGAAGTTCACATCCTTGTTCAGCAGGTACTCGTAGTCCTGAGTCACAGGGTCAATCACCGCCATCGAAAACGTCGAGAGCCAGTCGGACGGCAAAGTTAGGTATTGGTTGCCGCTGCTCGTCGTGCCCGTCACGTTTTTGCGGATAGCCGGGATCTGAACCGTGTTGTAGATCCGCTCCTCAGCCAACTGCACAAACGTAGGAATGTTCGCCACGAAGCTCTGCTCCGTAGACTCACAGTACTCCTGAATCAGTGTAGTTAACTGGGAGTAGTTCATTAGCTCCAACCCGTCCGGTATTTACCGTTGTTCTGCAAATTGATCTGCGAGACGAACTTCTTACCCTTGGTGGCAGCGCCCGCACCCTTCATATCCATGTGGGTGACGCCCTTGTTGACATCCTTTTCAGGGTATCCATTCTCACCAGTCGAGTCAGTGTTCGGCTTGATCTTGCCGGGGTTCAGTTCTTTCATTATCGGCCCCTCTGGTTCATGACTTTCGCCATGTTCCGACCAACCTTTTTACGCTCCATATTCATGCCGACAGCACCGCCCTTTTTCATGCCGTGCATACGCTTCTCGTGACCTTTGACTGCCTTAGCAGCAATCTTCTTCATGTCCATCTCAATCTCCTAGGTCGTAACGACCGTCACCGTTCCAACTTCGCCAGCCGGAGCCAGCGTGTTCGGAGTTAGTTCTGCATCGAAGGACCTTGATCCTCCGACTGGGTTCCAACCCCATTGTATCTGACGGCTACCATTGGCACCGTCATTACCGACCGCAAAATAACTCGTGTCCGGTCTTGGATTCCGTAGTGCCTGCGGGTCGTCCACAGGGTACAGACCAAGAGACAACTGGGGTTGGTCAGGCTCCCAGCACTCCGGACAGACCAAGATATTTACGTTCTTGGTCTTGATCACAATCGACTTCAACTGTTTCAGTTTGTACTGAAACCCGCATCGGTCGCACATGGCGATTGCGTTCTTGCCACTTGCAAACCTGTTTGGCATTAGTAGCCACCCAAGAAGCTCTCACGTGGAACGAACCGCACCGCCGCCTTCTCTCTGTCTTCACCCGCCGCGAGATCCCAAGCCTCATCGTACTGAGCCTTCAGCACCATCGTGCGAGCATCAGCACCGGGGATCTTCATCGACAGCATATAAGCCAAGCCTGCAACCATACAGGGTAGGAAACGGAACGGGATATCTTGCCCATTCACGCCTGTACCGGGGTCAAACATCCGCCGCAACCGCGTGTAGTACAACGTCCACGTAGTTGAGTTGTCAGGCTTCGGCCAAACCGTAAACTGGGGTTTCACCACTACATCATCTGCACCTGTGGCACCTGTACGCCGATTGATCCAGATCTGGATCGGACGCCCCGTCGCATTCTTGTTCGGAATGGACACGTAGGTACTGGATGAAATGCGCGAAATGTTGATGTCCTGCTGGTTCGTACCGCTTCCAGTCCTAATAACATGATCCAAAAGATCAACCGTGTCAGGCTCAAGGTCGTACGTACCGACGTTGTAGGTCAGCGTCTTGGTGCCTTCCTCCAGCGTCCAGAGGTTAATGCCTCGGTTCGACCAGTCCATCAGGAGCAAGGCAAGACTACGCTTAGCCGTACGGAAGTCGTAACCCGTACGCAGTTCAGCACCGCAACGCTCGAACGCCTCTTCGATAATCGTGTTGAGGTCGAGGTTGAAGTCTGTCGTAGCTGTAGTCTTGTAGGCCATTACTTACCCTTTACCCTTTTGACGATACGCACGGGTTTTCTGCGAGATGCCTTTGGGTTGGGCGACGAACTGCTTGCCTTGGGCTTTTCCTCGGCGCTTGGCTGCGGTGGTTCGGGCATATTCAGCAGGGCTGAGAGCTTTGATCGCAGCTTCTGGAAGATACCTTTCACCCGTGTCAGAAGATCGTTTACCACTTTTCGTCCTCCACTTCTGGGCAGTCCATGCCTTTAATGACTGCTGCGGCGCTTTCATGACTTGTATCCGCCGCCCTTTTCCTTGTACCGCTTTGCCAGCAACTGCGCCTTACGCGCCGACCATTGCCCAGCAGCCGTACCCTGAACTGCACTGTTTTTAATACTATTGAACAACGCTTTACGCATACCGGGCTTGGTGTAGTTACCGGCTGCGTTGACCTTGCTCTCACCGCCCTTCTTGAAGGTACGAATAGGCTTACCCGTCCCGATCACAGGCTTACTATCCCCGCGCCGCTTTGCTCGCGGCACTTTCTTAGGATTGATATCACCCATGCCTCGGGAGGGCATCATACAAAGCGACCTCGGGTTTTGCCACGAACAGCGATGCCGTCAGCCCGACGAGAAGCAGAGGACTTAACGGAGCCGCCTTTACGGAAACCCATACTCTCTGCACGTTCTTTTTCACGTTCACGACGAGCGCCCGGAGCCATAAAACGACGGCGACCACCAACATCTTTTTCAGCCGCCGTCGGCTTGTTAGTGGCTACCGTTACGGTTTTCATACCGCTACGACGTTCGCTAGGACCACGCTGACCCATGCTAGCCTTATCCGTCACAGTGTCACGAGCGTAAATTTCGCTAAAGTCAGGACGTTTGCTCTTAACTTCGACTTCATCAAGAGACTTCTTGACCTTATCTTCCTTGGTATCGGTGGTGTACTTCTTACCACGCCAAGTGAAAGTGCCTAAACCCTGCTTACGTGCGGCTTTGAACGCGTCGCCGAAGCTGATGTTAGTACCACCAGCACTCCCCGACTCTGCGTAGTCTGTCGGGCCACCCTCTTCAAATTTACGCATTTTGTGTTTCATACAAACTTCCCTCGGGTTTTGCCTTTGATGGCGCAGCCATCAGCACGCTTAGAAGCAGAGGAGCGAACTTTGCCACCTTTTTTCATACCTTCAATTTTGTCTGGCATATCGGCGCTTCCGCCCGGCGCTCTCAACGAACCAATGTAAATACCACGGGGACTAGTTGGGCCGCGTGAAC